AAAATCCACCTCAAATGGTTTATCAATAAAGTTATACATCCATATTTCTACAACATAATGTTGTTGTCCTATTTGATAAACATTATTAGACCATTCAGACGAGGTATCTTGAGTATCTGTCATATTAACAATTATTTTTATTAATATTATTAATCAAATCTACATGCAATTGATTATAAGCAAAAGAAGCAGAACCTGTTATCATTCCCGATTCTTGATGAGAGAATTTTATTTCTCCTAAAGTTGTAATAAAAGCATCTGTGTATTTAAAAGACACCAATTTATTATTATATTCATCCAAAGCAAATAATGTAAAATTAGTTATATATTGACTAATTTTATTTTTTAAAGTTATTTGACCAGAAGGAGTTATTCCGGCAAAACTTGATATATCTGAAGTACTATCATCATAGTTATTGAAAAGGTTTAGCCATTTCCATAAAATCCAATAATTTTGATACCCACTATCAACTAGAAAACTCAAATCTAAAACAGGCCAAGCCGGTCTAGAATAACTAGATACCTTCATACTTTGACCACCAAATGGTAGAGTAATTGAAGGTACTTCTATTTTTGGTACCGGGCTTCCAAATACGGTAAATTGAATATTATCTGGTTTATAACTAGATTCCATAGTTGAATCTACCATGGATCTTAAAGCTTCTGGCAAATCCAAAACCAAAGTAAATTTATCCTGACGAGGTCTGTTTAAAATGGATTGGTTCATATTAAAAAATAATTACTGGGCGCCACTCTTCTTGAATGGTTGAATAATTACTTAACTCTTTTTCTGATTTTTGAAGTTCTTTATTTGAATAGGCATCATTGTGTATCCAATTCCAAAGATTTGCAGCCTCCCTCATCATATCACTTTCTATTACAGCCTTCACCGGCATTACAGAAGGTAGATGGCTATACACTTTTTGATGCTTTATAGTAGGAGACCCCATCAATAATGGACTATTTCTAATCAATTCTGTATTATCATTAAGAGGTGTAATTTTACATGGTCTGCCTTGCTCATCAAACTCAGCTACAGAAAAACAGGTAGTAACTAAATTAGGCATTAATAAAAATAAAGCCCATATCGATGCAAACACCCGATCATCTAAATCTCCATCAGATCTTTTGGTATAGGTATAATTAGGAAGCCTTACAAAATTATATAATTCGCAAAGAGTTTCATAGTCATTAAATTTAACAACTTTCAAACTATTACTCCAATATCTAAAATTAGTAATCCCGTTATATCTAGTATTGGTATGATTATGTATACCTTTACGATTATCCGTTTTATAGTGTTTGCTATTGCCTTCTTGAAAATAAGAAACTATATTTTCGTAATTATGTGTTTGATACAACACATCCAATACTTGTCCTCCGTTGTTATTATTTTCCACCAACACTGGAGGCCTTCCCCAATCAATTAATAAATTTAACAAACGAGTTCCAAAATGATATGGACTGATATTATTGGAGGCATATACGGCAACTTGTTGTATTTCTTGTAAATTAGTTACATCAAAAATTTGAGCCACTGTATTAGACCTGCCAATACCCTCTCCTATATCTACCCCCACTATATAATTGTGTCCGACTTCTGGCATACGAAATATTTTATAACACCCGTCATCTTTGACTAAAATCGGATCTACACATTGATTTTTAAGCTCTTCTAAATATTTGGTATCTATAATAGATTTTCCAGGAGTCAAAAATACATTACCAAATTCTTGTTCAAAGTCTTCTTCTCCTTTGCCTTCTTCTTTAAGAAGCTCCATGGCTTGTTGTTTCCAAGCTTCATCTCGTCCTGGTACATCCCACCAATCTACTCTTTCCAAATTCCAAATACTACTTTCCTTTTGAGCATCGTTATATAATTGATAAAATTTATTATCTGTTCCGTTAGGAGTACTAATACAAACAATCTGAGACTTTTTTGATTGAATAACAATAGGAATGGCAGATTTCCAGAGTTCTTTCATGATTTCTGGAGGACAGAAAGCCATCTCATCAATAATCAAAAGGTTACTAGTTCCACCCCGGGGACCGGCTCCGGATGTGGTACTAATTTTAATGGCCGAATCATTAGACAATACAAACCCGTCTCGACGCCAAGATTTAATAGCGGGCTTCAAATAAATTGGCATCTGTTCATATGCCATTTTAATACGAGCAAAGATTTCTTTGGCTGTGGATTCTTTATTGGCTACTATAGTGGCACTTTTATCTCCATGAAAACAAACTAACCACAAAGCATATATAGCTATACAAGTCGTTTTTCCGCTTTGACGAGAACTTAATACCACATTAAAGCGATTGGCTTTAAAAGCTTTTAATAATTTTTTTTGATACTTGTATAATTCAATCTTTTTTTTACCTTCATCCAATGTAACTATATAATAATGAGTTTCCGCAAAGTGGAGAATGCTTTTTATACAAAGCTTAATTTCATTGACCATCTCCTCGGTCCACTTAAAGGTACCATCTTTACGCAAGATGTTTTCATTACCTTGATAGAATTTACCATCTATCAAAATATCATCTGAATCTATTTCATCGGATTCACCTTTAGAAGACATACTAATTAATGGTTTGTTTATAAAGTTGCTCTAAAACAATCCCAACATAATTAGGTTTAAGAAGTTTAATTATAGTACCAGGCTCTGGCATTTTAGAAGCATCCATTATTTGATTATAAGTACAAATCAACCACCACAATTCCATAGTGTTGTAATATCTATAAGATATGGAATACCAGGTATCTGTATATTTTATATTATAATCTTCTTGTACATTATCATTATTAGACTGAAAAACGTTTATAGCCTTTAATAAATTGTAATAATTTCCAGTCTGGTCTTGATATACATTAAAAAAGTTTTCATATCTGTATATAGACACCTTAGGTAAATTAGAAAATTGATTTTGTTTCATGGGTTTGCTATTGGGGTGTAGGGTTTGCAAGGCGTGATATCGCTGATATCGCCCCCACAACTTGTACTTTTTTACCACCAATTTCTCCTTGCATAATATTAGAAGACTGGGGTAAAAGTTCTGTAAGAGTTATTACAACCTTATAAGCCTCGGGAATTAAACGCGCTGCTTGCCCCCTATCGTATATCTGACGAAGAGTTCCTATAGATTGTACATCAATACTAGCATAAGCTGCAGGCATAGCAATACCACCATCAGCGTCCATTTCTACTTCATAAATTTTTGGAGGAGTGAATGTTAAAAAAGAAGTTCTAGTTTTAAGATTTTGAATGGAAAATTTTGTTATAAAATCATAATGCCAGTTTGCCTTTTCCCAAGAACGGGTATTATATAAGGGAAAACTAAACTCTATAGTTCGTGGAGATGTGTTATCATATTTTTTAACTGGCTCTATTCCCCAACCCGGGCTTATAATATCTCCCAAAGGTTTAGCAAATTCACTCAAAGCCCCTACCAAGGCACCTGCTCCACCACTATCTTCACTCCAAGAATTTCTAATAGCCCCTCTTATAGTTCCACTGTTTTTCAAATATGGAAATTGATAACTATTTCCAGTGGGTGTTGTAGCATACATTATCATATAAGGGTCAACCGATTTCTCCTCTTGAGAATTTTTTAAAGCGTTTCCGGCTGTGCTTATAAGATTTAAAATATTTGCAGTAGTTCTACCAAAATCTAAACTATGTTCCTTCAATCGAATATAAGGCACTTCGGCAGTATTTCCGGTTAATTTCCAGTCTCCATCCTTCCATACATCATATATATTTCCACCATCTCCACCGGATCCACCCGATTTGTTAGATAAAAGTTCAGAAAACATATTATATTAAAATCCCATTGCTGGAATACGGTTATAGAATCTAGTGCCTCCAATGGCATCTGGGCGTAAAGCCGGGATAGGAGACACTGCAGATGATGGTTGTTGTGGTGTATTAACCACCACAGGAGTTTGAGAAGCTTGTTTATTAGAATCAGATAATTTATCTGCAGCTTTACTTAAAGCCTCTGCGGCCTTTTGTAAGTTTTGCTCGTTAGTTTGTTTTTCTGATAATATCTTAGGTAAAGGAGCTGGAGCAGAAACCGGTGACATTGACGGGGGATTAATTGGTCTAGGTATTACTTCTACCTTTATTCCATTTGGAAAATTTCCATCCCAATTTTCTGGTGGAACTCTATATCCAGTTCCAGTCCATCCAGCATTTTTTCTAGCACTTCTAGCAGCAGCTTGATCTTCACCACCTCCCTTTGCATAGAATTTTTGTTCGGCTTCTTTTGTTCTATTTTCAGTAGCTACTACTTCAGCTAGGTCTTTTTTTGCCTGCTTAAGGTCGGTAAAAATTTTGCCTGGATCCATCCAATACATTATTTTTTCTACTATAGCTCCTATCTTTTCATTGATCCAATCCCCCAAATTACCAACATTTTTCATAAAAGCTGGAGCAGACCATTCTAATAGATCTGCAATCCATCCAATAGGAGTTAACATACCCAATTCTTTTATGCCTTGTAAATAGTCGCCGTTTACAAAACAGTCATATGCCTTGGCTAAATGGTTTAATACCGGGATATCGCCCAACCATTTTGTTATTAATTCTCCCAATACAATGGATTTGGTTTTACCTTCTTTGGATCCAGCTTCTAGTTTAGAATCCAACATATCAATTAAAAAAGACACTCCTATTCCAACAAATGGAATAAGACCTCCTATAGCAGACGCTATAGCCAAAAATCCACCGGTAGTATCTCCGTCTCTAAATCTTCTATAAGCCAAACCAGCACTTATTAAAGTACCTATAACTGGTATTTTTCTAAAAAGGCCTTTCAATAATCCCTTTATTCCACCACCAGCAAGAGAAGCTCCACCCTTAACAACAGACTTAAAGCTCCCAGTTATTGCTGAAGTGGCTGACCCAATGGCTTTTCGTATACCACCCCTGACAACATTTCGTACAGAGCTAAACACCCCAATAACACTAGTTTTTATACCAGACACTACTGATTTAATATGATCTCTAATAGAGTTAAATTTAGTACTAAAGGGTTTAAAGGTGAATTTTCTTATTGAGGACGAGACCTTCTTTAATTTTTCTACAACATTTTCTACGCCCGTTTTTAAAGAGGTAAACATGGTAGACACTCTTCTTGCGGCAGATGTAAGTTTTGATTTAAAAAATCTAAATCCCAAACTTGGATTTTTAAACATCCTAGCAAAGGTTGTTGCCACTTGGCGGATCTTTCGGGTAACTGCTAGAAAGGTATCCTTTATCATTATACCAGCCAAGAACGTCCACTTGGCTGCATTTTCTATTCGTGATCTAAATTTTTTGAAAGGAGTCAAAACTTCATTAAAGGCTTCAGACAAATGAGTGCCAAATAAATCATCTATTTGTTTTAAGATACTACCCCCAAAAATAGAACCTAGAAGTATTCCAGCCGCGGCTTTCATTATTTCTTTTAATAA